CGAAAACTCCTGAGGGCGTAACAGGAGAGTTCTTGGTCAACTTCCTCGGTGGCGCGACCGTCAGTACGGGTATAGACTATTACAAAGCCATAGACGACCTAATGAACGGCTACACCAACCGTGCTTTGGAAAAAACACCGAAGGTCTTTTCGAATGTGGCCAAAGCCAACCGCTTTGCTGAAGAAGGCCAATTGAATTACGACCGCGAACTAGTCGGGATGCCGGAAGAGTTTTGGACCAGCGACAAGGTTTTTCTCCAAGCCCTCGGTCTTGCCTCGACTGAAGCCAGCCAACGTCAGGAACAGAATTACGAAGGCAGGAAGATTGGGCAGAAGGTTAAGGCTGCTCGTGACGAGACATTGGCTAAGTTCCGCAAGCTTGCGCTTGATAAGCATCAGTTCGGGTTTACCCCCGAGGTGGCGGAAGCTCATAAAGAGTTTATGAAAGAGTGGGGTGAGTACAATAGGACGTTCCCAACCGACGTCATCAGCATCGACACGCTGTATGAGGTGGAGAACAATGCCGTTAATGCCACGCTGCGGAGCAAAGCTACCCGTGGTGTACCGCTCGATGATAAGGGTAAGACTCCATACATGGTGGATATTCTCAAGCGCCGCGTGGAAGCAGAAAAATAAAAACCCCCCGCTGGTTAGAGCGGGGGGCTTAGTGTGCCTAACGGAAGGAGCAAACTTCCAAGGGTGTATATACTCATATTCTCCAGACGCGTAAACCCCTAATACCGTCTTCGATCACCGCTTTTATCAACACCTTGAGCTTCAGGCGCTTGGTAACCACTAGGACTTGTGCCTTAGCGCGTTTGGGGTCTAGGCAGGGGAAGAATATAGATGTCCCTCGTTTGAACTTTCTCCAGTTAACCTCGTAGCTAACTCCCTCCAGTTTCATCCCTGATCTCCACAGGCAATAAGCCCTCTACATCCATGAAGCCGTTGACCGACGTGTCGAAGAATAGTGCTTGTACGCCGAGGGTGTTAATCCTCATGCCCTTCGACATCCGCTTAGTGTCGCTCCTTATGTATACACCGTCGTTCTTTAGCCTACGCAGGGTTTCCTTGTAGTTAATCTGGAACTGGACGCAGTACTCCTTGAACTTCTTAGCTGCAAAGAACAGCATCTTGGTGTCAGGTTCATACCGAATGATTAGCTCGCCCTTCGGTTCCATCTTCGGTTTAACCTCCATGTTAGAACGGCTGTCCACTTGGTCGTCTACGACGAGCGTGTTCTGGATGTGGCGGTTCACAAAGTCCCCGATGATTTGGCTTGTGTCCGTCGCTGGCGGCTCAATCTCTTGTCTCAGCGTGATAATCATGTTGCATGCCCACTGGTATATATCGTTCATATTCCAGTCGATTAGGTCCAGCATCTTGGCGATAAAACCTGCCGTGATGTTAGCGGCAACGCCAGCGGACCAGAAGCGTTCACGCTGCGTTAGACGTAGCTGCAAGTCAAGCCGAGACTGGATGTTCTTACATGCTTCGAGAACCTCCTCCATGTTGTCTAGGACATAAGCCATAAAGATGGGCCCAGCGTGGCCGTAGTTATCCATCAGCTGCTGGTCGAACATCTGCTTGCCTTCTTCGGTGCTAATGGCATCCGTCTGACTAATACGGTACTCGATCAGGCGCATCATCTCCCCGTCAGGGCTATCCTTGCGGATAGACAGCTTTTCATAGAACGATGCGTTCGACGTACATATCGAGATAGTCTGCCACGTGGTCTCGTTGATACGTAGCTCGTTGCCACCCGCGGTCATACGTTCTTTGCCCTTACCTTGGGACATACCGTAAACCAACTCAGAGAAATCATCAGCGCTCATATTGGTGATTTCGTCCACACAATATGGCAGGTTGCACATGATGGCCAACCACTGCATCTTTGCGTTCAGCGTGTCTGACTTCTTAGCAATAAGTTCGGTGGGGTGCCCATAGACACTCATAGCCATACGAGCGATGGTTGTCTTACCCGTGCCGGACTCAGGACTTACGAGGTTGATGGCAGCACCGGACTGCTTAAGGAACTTCAAGAGTGGAGCACCAAAGGCGCTAAGCGCGGCGAAGGCATGGCCTTCCAACCCGGGGCGTCCGTACAGCGACCACACTTCTTTCCATTTATCGAGAGAACCCACCGGCCCCATATACCGTGCTAGTGGCGCTGTGATTGCCGAAGGGGGGCTGTAGAGCATACCATCCCGAGTAACTTCTTGATCGCCGATGACAAAGCGGCTGTTGTTGTCTGCCCATCCAAATTGATTACGCATGATTTCTAACTTTCCTGTGTTCTGCGTAGCGTTCACCGACAGCATCACGTAGTCCATGAACATGTCGAACTTCTTAGGGTGAATAGCTACGCTGTATGTTGATATAGCTTTGCGAAGTAGGTCTTTCGAGGACACCTCGTTAAGGGGCACCGAAAAATCTTCTACTCCATCGAGCGGTAGGTGGCGGCGGAAGACTAGGACTTCTCCCATCTTCCTGTCCTTCATACGCTTCACGATGTAGATGTCGTTGTGGTATACTAGGATAGGCTCCGCTTCGTCGCCGTCGCCCTTTGGTGGCTTACGCCATATACCCCCGCCTTCCCCACGGAAAAACGGGAACGGGTATTCTGGTATATAGAATGTTTCTGACTTAGGTCCTGTGGGTGTATCTATGACCTCTTCGACTTTGTTGCTCTTAGCTTCGTTTATCTTACGCCCAAGATACTTAGGGCCGAGGATTTCCCCCTTCCATTTGCATCCTTGACATAAAGCTGGGTTCTTCCCTTCAAACTTAGCGCAGCTAGTTGCACCCTTGATGGTGGCTACCTTGTTTTCCACCGTGGCAGGGTCGTATTCTGGGTGCCCTTCGGACATCATATGTACCGCCTCGGGCGCATCTTCGCACATGGCAGCGACCGAGATAGCATGGAACCAGTCGTAATAGTCTATGGTATCACGGTTCCTGTACGCGTGGAGAAGCTGTGCGCACCCTTCACCCTTTTCACTGCGGCGCATAATCTTGCCGAAGTTGAACTGGACGCTTTTGTTCATAGCCTTACCGAGTTCGGTAGGCTCCCACTTGGGCTGCGCTGCTAGGTGCTTCACACCTAACGTCTGTATAAGCCAGTCAAAATTAACCGGCTTCCCGACGAGCATTACTTCGACCGGTTTTGGGGGGTCGTCTTTGAAGTTCAACGTGCCCGGTATGCGCAGTATGCGCGCCGCCTCAAACACTGCTGGGTCCACAAAGAAGTTATGGGTGTAGCACAAGTCACGGAGGCGGAGGGCGACAGGCTCCCACTCTTCGCGGGTTACGTCTCGGTCAAGCGTCCAGTATGCGTGTATACCGCGCCCTGAATTAACAAGGGTAGGTTTGGGTAACCCTGTGAGTCCACAGAAGTCCCGTAGCGCGGCAAGACCTGTCTCTTGGTCTATATAACCGTCAGGGCGGCCAGTTTTTTCGCTGATTGCGGCTTTGCTTTCGCCGCAGTCGATGTCTAGCCATAAGGCACGGAGCGCCTGTACGTTGTCCTTGGTACGCCCTGCGTCTGTCTTATATTTAGCAACACCGAAGAAAACATTACGCTCTTGAGAGAGGTACAGAGCGGCTACCCTATCTGCTTCCTCACGCGTCTCAACCAGCGTCTGTCTTACATCGTCTTTGCCTTTAATACCGAAAATCGCAAACCACCCTTCAGATGGCTGTACTGTCGATAGGAGGTCAAACTCTTCCATTGGGCACACTCGTCACTGCAGGTTAACCTGCTTACTGCTTATGGGGGGTGAAACTTAAGTAGGGAAGTTGGTGATGTATTTACGGATAAGCCCGATAAACTCGCCCTGCGGGGCGCTAACCCCGCAGAACCAGTTGTATACAGACTGCCGTGTGGCACCAAGGTCACGTGCAACTTTGCTCACAGAGACTCCATGCTTAATGCACGTCCTCCCTAGCTGCACACCCAGATGCCCATCGTCAGCTTCGCTATTAGCTTCAATGGTTTTGAGGCTATAGCCGTAAGTCATTAATCATCCTCATCACTACCCCAGTTGCTAATGACAGCAGCTAGGTTGGCTTTAGGTTCTGCGGTAGCGTCACTCTTAGCAGCAGGGCGCTTCGTAGGCTCCGCTATAACAGCGGAAGCTTCTTCGTCCGGTTCATCCGACCGAGCGATTTGCGGTGCGGGGGCAGGAGCGGCTGGCTCCTTCTTTACACCATCCTGCTGGGCTACGGTTAGTTCGCACATACGCTTTGTAGCTGCGTCACTCTGCGCACGTTTAACGAGTTCCCGCTCTTCGTCGCTGGTACCGCGCACAGGAGTAAAGAGAAGCTCCATGCTATCGGCGTTGAGGTCGTAGCTAATGTTGGTTACCACTGTATCTGGCGACTCGTGGTTAGCTAGCAGGTAGCGCACATAGCTTTCGAACGGATGCACATTGCCCACACCCTTACCAAAGAGCGACTTGGCTGGGACGTTGAACTGGTACACTTCCCCTGTGGGGTCGTTAGGTAGGATGACTGCGATACGACGCTGATAGCGGCATGCGCGGCCCTTACCGTTACTGCCTGAGCCGACCACGTTCTTAGGGCAGCTTACGCAGTTTGCTGACTGCTTGTTACCCGCAGCAGCTTCTGGGGCGTCGCCGTTGTTCGACCAGCAATCTGGTAGAGTTGGCTTAGCGTTAGGGTCGTAAGCCCCAGCATAGAACACACGGCTAACCTTGGGCAGCGCATGGACGATAATGACATCAATGTCGCCACGTACCGCATCGCCAATCTGCTCACCGTTTACAAGGCGCTTAAACGTCCCGTTGGTGTTGGTCTGGATACGGCGGTTAGTGCCACCCCCTACGCTAGCAGCGAAACTTTTGGCGAGTTCACTGAGTTGACCACGGTTAGCCGAAGTCGAGATTGCACCGGGCTGTTTGAAAATAGAAACTTCATTGGACATGGGTATATCCCCTTATTTAGATGTAGGTTTACGGACTTGTACGACGTACTTGTTATCGGCTTGTAGGCCAACAGGAAGAACCTCTGGGTTGTCTGCCAAGAACTGCTTCAAGTTACCATTATGGATGCGTTGTTCTAACAGGAAGGGTGCATCGTGTTCCTTAATGAACTGATACATCGCATCCCAATCGCTCGTCCAGTACCGAGTGTTAACCCGACGAGAGACCGTTCCTGCGTTGGTGCGTAAGCTATCTACATCCAGCGTATTGCAGATGTCGAGTAAGCCTCCGGCAACAAGGTCTAATTGTTCTTTCAGGGAGGCAAGTTCTTCCTTGAACTCCTCCTCTTTGTCACGGATGGCATCACGGATTTTCCGGTATGCGGTCACCATTTCTTCTACTGACTGTTCTTTATCCATCATTTGCTCCTTCGTGTCGGGGTAGGCATACCCCAAACCCTTCATATACTAGCCTTTGACATTGTCAAGCGGTATCACTTACCATTTCTCGGTATAGGTCGATAATTTTTTCGTGGTTCTCGATGTTGCCTCGGAGCATACCATACAGCCGCTCCTCCACTGGGCTTCCCTTGATGTGCACAATGGTCATAGCGTTCTTCTGGCCGGGGCGATTGATACGGGCGTTTGCCTG